CTCCAATAATGGTTAAATCTCTTAATCTTTTTGCTCCTTCAATCGGATCAACTCCGGCTTTTAGATTTATACCGTTTGGATTATTCCAATTATCCAACGCCTTCTTGTACATATCTTCGGGGATGATTCTGAAAATATCCCCTTGTCCCTGTTTCTTCGCAGAAGATTCCGAAAACATACTTGTCTGGCTCTTCAGAGAATTTTTCTCTCCTTCAAGTTCGGCAATGCGTCTGTCAATTTTATTGATCTCGACTTTCGCCTTATTGATTTTGTCCGAAGGAATATTTTGCGCTTCACTTTCAAGTTCAAATCTTCTTTTGTCATTAACTAATTGTGCAATTTCTTCGTTTACCGCTGTAAGTCTTTCGGCGTCTTTCTCTACTGATGAATAGAAATTTTTATCCTTATCAAGGTTATTCCCAAAGTCAAAACTTGTATCTCCTTTTTCGGTAAGTTTCTCGTCAACAAAACCCTTTACTTCTTCGGGAGAAAGATTAGTTTTTGCTCCTCTACTGCCTTTAATTAAGGTTACATCTTTTCCGTTTTCTAAAATATGTTCTGCTGCATCTCTAACTATTTTTGCTTCGGGTAATTGTTCTTGTCCGTCATCGTTCTTAATTTGCTCAATGCCTTTTTCAAGAACTTTTTGTCCGTGTCCGTCTGGTAAATCTTCGGGTGTAACAAAATTTTCTGCAAGAATTTCTTGCCTGTTCCTAACTTCGGGATCAAGTTCTTCAAATCTCTTCCCGGCTTCGGGTCTAACCTCAATCTTTGTAATATCAACCTTTGCGGGTTGTACTCCAACTTTTCTTATGGGTTTGCCATCAATGGTTATTTGCCCTTGTTCAAACTTCGCATCAACTCCCTGCGCTCGTAATTCTTGAATTTTGTTTAATATCGGTCTGCGCTGTTTTGTCTTTTCCGAACCTTCGGAAGAATTATAATTGTCTTTTAACTCAATTAAATCATTTTTAAGGTTTTCAACGTTAGACGGTTTCCCCTCTTTCTGCATCTTCGCAACTTCACGAACCGGCATCTTTAGGGTTTCCGCTATCTCTCTCGGCTTCTTTCCTTCGCTCAACATTCTTTCTGCTGCGGTGCGGTTGTTGTCGGGGGTTTCCTTGGTAGTGCTTGGTATCAAGGAATCCTCTCCCCCCTTCTTGGCGAGGTCGGGGTAATCGGGATGTGATGAAATTTCTCCCTCGTTGATAGCTTTTTGGACTAATTGTTGGTGATAGTTCCCCTGCTCTATCCTGAACGCTCCTTTTGCGTTGACGGCAGAAACAAGTCTGTTCTCGTTTAGAGTACCCAAACCTTCAAGCCTACTCTTAATAAACTCATCTCTACTCATCTCCCACGGTTCTTTCTTTGGGGATGATGGGGGATTATCGGGGATTAGGGGTTTTTTAACCAAATCCGGCTCGCTCTGAACCGGATTCTTTTCTGTGCCAACGCTTGGTCGGTCAGCTAATTTTTCGTGGTTAATTTTTAAAACTTTATCATTATAAATTACTAATTCTCCGTCTTGGTATAAACCGTCATATCCGTCTTTTTTTAATTGCGCTATTGCATCTTCGCTATCTCTTTTTAAAATATCTCTTGGTAATAAATTTTTTAACCATAACCCTTCTTTCTTATATTCTGCGGCTTTCCCCCTATCTATCCCATTCTTTACAGCGTATTCGACAAAGGTATCTCTGTATTCTCCGTCCGGGGTATTTTTAACCTCAAAAATTTTTGCATTTGGCGTTAGGGAGGCTTCTATCTTGTTTTTACCATATTTCTCAATTTTGAATCCACCCTTTTCGTTTAGATAAATTCCCCTCCCCAACCACGATTCTCCTTGTCCGCTCCCGACCTTTGACATATCAAATTTATCGAATATGGGAGAGTCCGTCTCGTGTACAAAGGTCTTTTTATGTAGTTCGGATGGCATCACCTCACTCTTACCGCTTTCAATCGGTGGCACGGCGGGAGCAAGGGGCTTTGTTGGCTCTGTGGCAATCTGTGAGGGTGTTTGTGTTTTTCCAACAATCGGTTTTTCTATCTTTGTCGTAACCTTCTCAAAAGGTGTTTGCAGTTTCTCGTCCGGTTTGCTTTTTAGAAGTTGGTCAATCAATGCTTTAATCTGCGGTTGTTCATCAATCGCAAGTTTTCCCGCTTGTTCGGGTTTGGCGATTGAATTTTCTTCGATAATAGGAGTCCTAACTGTTTCTGCATTTTTTGTTTCACTTTTTACCTCAGGTTTTAAAATGTTATCAACGGTCGATTGCTCGAATGGTTTGCCTTCTCGTCCGCCGGTCAATAAATATTTCGCTTCTTCGTTCGGAAGTCCAACGGCAAGTTTTTTAGCTGTTGCTTCGTCATTATTCTTTAACAGATAATCGAGAAGTTCTTGTCTGTTCACTTCTCCCGAAATTATTTTTTCCGGTGGAGGCGCTTGATTGGTTTTAATTTGCTCTTTGCCTTGAACGGGTTTTACTCTCCCCGCAGTTTGTTTTGGCTGTTCTGCAATCTCAGGCGCTTTCCATTTCGGTTGGATTACTTCACCTTTAACTAAAGTTGGAACGGGAATTTTATTCTCAACAAAAGATTTAATTTCTTTGTGTCCTTTCCCAAGTAAGTAAAGTCCGACTACTTCGGTCGCTAATTCGTTTAACGCTTTATCGGTTTTTTCGTCAACTACTTTTGGAAGTTTTATCCCTAAAAGTTCAAATGCTTTATTGTAACCTTCGGAAGCAGTTTTAATCCCTTCAAAAGGCAAATTCATTGTCCGTTCTAATCCGGTTGCAATTTCGTTACCTGGTGCGCCTAAAGTTCTGAGTGTTGCATCCGCAGCGTTCAAGGGAACGGTAAATGGTGTCATCGCTAAATGGAGTGCTGCCGACAACGCCTTCGTCCCGCCTTCCGCAATTGGTGCGATATTCATTCCGCCTGTTCTCCAATCAGAAATATTGACATCGGGTGAATTTTGTAGATTCTCTCTCAAAATTCGTCCCGCTTGCGCAGCTTCGTTAAACGGCGCTACGGCTGTGTTGGCAATCGCTTCGCCAATAGGTTTGAGGAATGTATCGGTTCTCGCTCTTGGGGATTCGGTAACTTGCCCTTCGTTAATATTCTTTCCATTATTCAGAAAAGGTATTTGTTGTTTTATGTTTGCGCTCTGAATATTCGGACTTGCGAAATTGCCTTCTCTCGAAGCGGTTGCAATATCTTTAATGCCTTGCGGAGTTGGTGCGGAACTTTGTTTAACTTTATCTACCAAATAGCCATAGGAGTCTGGATACTTTTTTGCAAGTCCAGCCGCAAGAGTAGAATCATCTATCTCTTTGTATTGCGGATATTTCGTCCTAAGATTTTGTAGTTCCGGTATTGACATTTATAATATTCCTAATGGGTCTTTTTCCGATTTTGGTATTTTATCTTTTCGTTGCGCTGACTTAGTGGTCCCTCCCGATTTATCGGATTTATGTTTCCAAAAATTGACACCTTTATCTAATTTCTCTTTTTGTACCGTTCCCATAGCGTATGCGCGCACGCTTCTGTCGTCCGGGAAATACATCGCTTTGCCGGTAGTTGGATTCTGTATTACATAGGCATTATCCTCTTTGCTCCATGAGTCCATAATCGCATCGTAACGTTCTTGCCCTTGTCTCAATTTATCAGTTTTGGTAGTATTGTTTTTATCGGCTGTAATCGACTCCATCGCTTTATTGTGCCGTTCTGTTTCCGTCATTCGCTCTTGGTTGGTGTTTGAACTTTCAATTGCCTTATTATGCCGGATAGTTTCATCCAACGCTTTTTGTTTTGCATCATTTTCTGTTGCTGGTTGTACGGGTTCGCTTGCATCCGCTTGTGATTTTAGCAACATAGCCATCGCGTTAATTTGTTCGGGTTTATACTTGCCTGTTCCGTAAGCCTGTAATAAAGTGTTGGCAATAGATTGCTTATTTTGCTGTCTTAACTGAGTCGGATCAGCCTGCGGAGGTTGTGGAACCGGTGGAGGTGTCCCACCTTGCATTTGCAATTCCCTTAATTGACTTAACGCTGTTGGTGCGGGAGGAGTAAATTTTGCAAGTCTATCGGCTGTCTCTTTCGAGTACATATCTGCATTATTCCTAATTGCGCTTGCACCTGTAGAAAGAAGTTCGTTAAAATATTGCTGATCTCTTTTTGCGTTTCTTTTATCGACATAATCCTTAAACCCTTGCGCTATGGGTCTTAAGTACCCGGCTTTCTGTAAACTTTCGGCAATTGAAGCCATAATAACTCCTTAAGTTAAAGTATCGTATGGATTATAATACGGAGTAGATTGTGTAGGCGCACTTTAACCACCGGCAAATGGAATAAAATTAGCCACCGTATTAGCCACCGCTAAAACATCATCGAACCAAGTTGTGTCACTTTGTTGTCCTGCAATCCCGGCTTGCTGACCGATATTACTGCCTTGCATTTGAAGTCTCTGTAACAAGGATTGGATGTTGTTATTCTCTTGCCCTTGAAATGCAGAGGTATTCCGAAATTGATTAGCGTTTGCCTGGTTCATCACATTCACGTCTTGACCGGCACGATTAACGGTTAAGGACTGTAAGGCTGAAAATCTGCTCTTATTTGCCGCGTCTGCATTGTTCGCCATTGCGCTTTCTGCAATACTTCCACCGTTTATTCCTGAAGCCCTTTGGCGTTGTGCCGTCATTCTGTTCGCATCCGATAAACCGGAAGAATAAGAAGTGTTTACGTTCGACTTCCCTACGTTAAAAATCTTATCAAGATTCGCCGCCATATCGGTATAACCAAATTGGTCTTTATAACCTTCAAAGGCGTTGCCTGCATTTACGTTTGTATTTGCTAACGTGCTGCCAAAGTCTTTACTTTGCTGCATTGCACTTTTGCTTGCCTTGTCTCTATTTGATTCGCCCATAGTTCCACCTTTAGATTAAAATTTACGTTCCATAATTATTTTTTCTGTTTCAATCGTCTCAAAACCGACCTTTGAGAAAAGTTCTTCATTCTCTTCATCGGTAACACATCTAAATTTTTTTACTCCCGTTATAAGTCCAAATCCTTCCACCATTCGATAAAGATTGTTCGCCACTAAGGGATTTCCCGAAATAAACGGTTCGATAAAAGTCTCTGTCTTTAGTCCTATTATTCCGCAAATTCCGTTTTCATCTTCAGCCACAAGCATGAAAATCCCATCAGGATAATTTATACCATGCTCTGAACAAAGTTTTTCAATTTGTCCGCGATCTTCTTCGTTTGCTACTCTGTAAATCAATTTAGTAATATCCAACCATTTATGTAAATGTATAGTTTGCTTGTGCTTTTAATTTTGTGCCAATCTCCGTTCTTTGGCTCCGGTGGATGAACCGTACTTTCGTTCTCCGTAACCTTTGGCGGAGAAGGCAAACCGTTGAACTCTTTAACAAAATTGTCAAGTTCTTTTTCTAAAGGCAAATTGTCCGGGAATTTGGCTATACGTTTCATTATCCGTTCGCCCACTTCCCAATATTTAATACCGCGTATTCTAACGTAATTGATGCAAGGGAAAAACCAGCGTCCGGCGCGAGTAATGTCCCACTTACTCCTATTGCAAACCTTTTACACGATTGGGTTATTAGTAACTGCCGTCTGAAACTATTCCCCGTAAAAGTGATACTCTGATCCGCGCTTGCTGCTTCGCTGTCCGCGTTATCGTCTTTATAAATCTTTAACGCTACACTCCCTGCGGCGACATTATAAACGCTTCTTACTCCGATTGCCTTTAAGAAAAACCGTGAATTGTCTTTTACGTTTTCTCCCAAAAGTTGAACATCAAAAGGGTTAGATTTCCAATTAAAAGCTATCCCTACATTCGCATCCGTGTGCAAAGTATCTGCGCCGTCTTTGTAAACTATCCCGGCCCCCGCGTTGGTTGTTGCGTTATATACTCCGGTTTTTACAAAATAAACCGTCCCGGATTTTGACAAAGCATATTTTGAAGGGATAGAATCTCTTTTGTTCTCAATCCATCCCTTTTTAGTGAAAAGGTATTCTCTCTCACTCCCACCAACTGAACCATTGTAAAATCTGTAAGCATTGTCGCGCTCTTCTCTTGTCGCTACAAGTCCCGACTTATCTGAAATTCCTCGATAAGTTGTCCTGATAGTCCCATCAGTAATATCGATTACCTCAACGCCGTTTGATAAGTGAATGTCATTTTCTCCGCACCAAATAATTCTGTCGCCATAATTAACAATCGTTGCACGATTAATGCAACCTCTCCCAAGCTCTACGCTTCTTGTTGCTCCAGTATCACCATCAAGTATTTGCGTACTGTTTCTTCGCAAGACAAAAAAATCCATGTTTGGTAGCACTTCTAATCCTACAACATCATTGCCGTCAAAATTTTCAAGATCATAATAATTCGCCGGGAGAATAACCGCGTACATCGGCGCACCTGAACCAGAGAAGGGAGAAAAGAAAACCTTGTTCAAATATCTTTTATCAAAGTAAGGATTAACCAAAAGTGTTTTCCCTGCCGAGATTATTACATTGTCCCAACTCTTAGCATATAGTCCGGTTGAAACGTAACCTAAGTCGTCTTGTAATTCTGTTGATATTGCGGTATCAGATGTTATTTTTATTTCTTCCGAAATACTTAATTGGTCGAAATAAAATAGTTCGGTATAGTCAAAGTAAGTGTAAGGGAATCCATCGGGTGATAAAAACAAATAAAGATAATAACTACTTGCTTCGCCATCTACCGTAACGTTAAAGGTATATTGAGTAACGGTACTTGTTATCGCTCCTACGGCTCCAAACGTATAACTTTTGGCATTAAAACTGCTATCCCCAAAATATACCTGAAAATTATAACCCGAAGCCTTGCTACTATTTAGCCAAAAACTAACAGTGTAAGTGCCTTTATGTTTAATCCCGGCTATAAGTTTTCTCAAAACAACATACCCACGGCGCAAAGTTGCGCCAGGATCAGCGCCGGTATCTAACTGGATTATGTATTGCGAAACAGCCGTTGGCGTTGGAGCAACCCACGGCGCACCTGGCGAAGCAATAGAACTAAGAGACATCCCCCCTTGATTGTCATAGATTTCCCAACCATCAAGAGCGTTTGCGTCTGTAGCCGTGCTTGTACCTGCAGCGTTTTCTGTTGTGGCGTGTAATTCAGTCACTTTGTTTAGTTCAAGCCTGCCCTGTGCATTAAGATTGAACGAAGGTATTCTTGTTGATGATCTGTAGGGGATAGTGGAGAATAAATTAAAACTCCCTGTTGCTGTTTGCCGGAAGTAAAGATAAATATTGCTTATAAATCTACTATCTGTCCCTAAAAGAATTTTTATATCATGTTTTAGGCTTGTGTTAGCTGCGGAAATACTCTGTAACCCAATATCTCCAAGGTCAAAAAGGTTGAATCCGTCTGTTTCTATAACGGCTTTAACGGCGTAATCCGAAGGTTGCGCTAAAGGCGTTGCAGTGTCCGCAACGGTTGTAAGCCCAACAACAACCCTTGATTTCTCCGGGAAATAAGAAGTAAGGATTAACCCGTTATTTTTAGTGGCTGTTTCGAGTTCTCCCCCTGCAGTTGTAGTAAAACTCCCAAAACTACAAGAACCAATATTTAAGTAATCTTGCCTAAACCCAACGGTTAAAGAAATTCTATTAGCTTGTCCGCCGTACCCGATGACTAAATCATTCAAAACCTTATGGGAAACTACATCAGCCGCAAGAACATTTGTTCCCATTTCGGAAAGGTATTCGTAAGGGATAAAACTTCGCATGATTAAAATTACATCATTTGCCGCCCAAGTGTGATCGAGTTTGGAGATGTAAACGCCGTTTGTGTCTGTTCCACTTGTGATTATTTGCGCGTAATCTGAACGAGTGATATTGTAAATAATCCACCCGGCAAGTGCGTTTGAAGCGGTTGGATGAACCGCGCTTCCGGGATAAGTTTCTAATGTTGATTGAAGCACGATTTTATATTTATTTGTAGTCGCGCCAACGCTTGAAATAATTGTCGAATAAGTTTTTGTAAGGTTGTCCCATGCAACGGATAAAGCACTTCCGGTATGCGAAGCAAAAACCAACGGCATTTTTATTTCGCTTAAAAGATAAATAACAACGTTAGTAAGTTTGAAAGTGTTGCTTGTTCCCGCGCCAAACGCGCGGAAATTTATTCCCTCTTCTTCGGCTGAGCAAGTAAAATCAACACAATGGTTCCCGTTTGTAGTCCAATTCATTGTGCTTGTCGCAATATTCCCGTCATAGTTTAAAGGGCTGGTTAAATAAATCTGGACACCTCCGGCTGATCTATCTGCAATGTTAAAGGTAAGTCTATATTTCTGTCCTGCAGTTAAAGGAGCAGTGGCTGTTGCCAAAATTGAACCATTTGGCACGTTGGTAAAATCCGCATAACCGCTTGGGAAAGTTATTGTTGGATCTGAAACGTCCCAATTTGCGGGGGGATTAATATCGAAATTACCATCAACAACCAAATTACTCCCCGAAAGAAGTGCCAAACTTCCTTTTGCTACTTCTACCGTAACTTCTGTTAAAGGAGAAGGCACAACGAAATTTTCTACATCCAAATAATCAATCGCTGTGAAATATCCTCTTGCTACCGCTGTATCTTCCGGCCTCCCGTATAGTTGAGCGTAACCATTCCTTACCTCTAAATCTCCTTTCTTGCCTCTCACGTCAAGGTTTAGAAGTATTTGGGCTGCGCTCTTGTCCGGTAAACGGTTTGAAGATTGCAACCCGGAAAAGTTACTGATTTCAATTTCTTTAAAGGACATTTATTTTTTGGCTCTGTCTTTAATTGCTGCGCTTTCTTCTTTGTTGGAAGCTCTAATATCGGCTGTTTTTGCCGCGATCATAGCGGTTAAACTGTCGGGAGCTTGTTTCTGCAACTGTTCATAAAGCAAGTTCTTCACTATCGCAAAAAGCAAAGGAATAAATTTATCTCTTACATCAATGTAAGTAGTTAATGGATCACTCGTCCCCAATAAGGTCGGTTGTTCGTAATAGTGCATCGTTAAAGTACCATAAGCACTAACGGAAGTCCCTTTATAAAAAGAAACAGTTTCGCCATTTTGGGTGTACCAAATAGTAGCTTGTTTCATAGAGTTCCCAGGCAAAGAAGCGGAGAAATAAGCAATCCCTTCAATATCTGAATCTCCAGAGGGTACGACTAATCCGTTTACAGAATCTACTATTTTGATAATTTTATCAAGGTTAATCGTTGAAATATCACAATCAAGTTTGTTCGTTGTGTAAGCGGTTAATGGTAAAACTCCATAAGAAACATCAAGCGTGCCGGAACTTGTCCTATCTTCACCAAAACTATCCGCTACTACAAATGCGTTTGCATTTGTGATCGAGACAATTTTTGTAAGCAAATAATCTATCGTTACAGTAGTTAAATCTGTTACCGAAGCTATAAGCCTTTTGCCAACATCCGAAGAAGTTAAACCGTGTGTAGTTTTCGCAAAGGTTTTTGTTGAGTGTGTAAACGAAGTACATAAAACCGGAGTTGGTGTTTTGCTGCTTTCATTCAACACTGCCGTTTTTAAGTAATCCGGTGCGGAAGCTGAATTAAGCCTTTCGCAAAGGTCTAATACGCCTAAGTTTGTATATTCGTGCAATGCGGCAGGTTGTATTTTGTCGGGAGCAATTTCTTGTAAGAAATCTCTCAATAAGTCGCCAAACTTTTGATAGGTATAAATTTTACTTTTAGCCATTTTTTTTATTCCTTTATGTTAAAAATTAAGTGCTTTGTGCTGTGTCTATTCTGTAAAGTTCTTCCGCTACTGCTGCTATCTTGCTGTTCCAAATTGGGTAAAAGGGAGAATCTTGCCCGGTGTCCTGTACTAAGAATGATCCGTCCGTGCTTGTTAAAGGCTGTGCTATGTAAGCTACATCGAGATTACCCGACACCGAAGTTGGGAAAACATAAATATTTCCCCCTTGCTCGATCATTGATGGATTATCTGCATCCGGCGCAAAGGTCGGACTAAACCCTGTAAGCCTTACATGTAATAAACTTGATCTTTCAACCCTTACATATTTACCCGAAGTTACCGCCTTACCTGAAACGAGAGAATGATAGTTCCTCATTAGGGTTGATGTAATTGCATACACTGCGCTTGTTAAGGCTACTGTGGCTATCTTCACAAGTTCGGGGAACATCATTATGAATTTCTCTTTATCGCCTCTCACGGCTTCCCATTGGCGGGCAAAGAACAAATTTAAAGCCTTATTCACATAAGTATTTCTATCCGCTACGGAAAGAACTGTTCCGGCGGTTAAAGCCGTTGCGGCGGGATCATTGATCCGTCTTGAAAACTCTACTTGAATTGCATCAAATTTTGGCGTTGTACTTGCAGGCATTACCAATTCCCTTCAATTGTTTTGTCGGTATCGTTGACTTCGTGTGTAACTGAAGCAACTTTCTGTTTTTCATATTCATAACGTTGCAGAAAACTTGGATCAAACTCCGAACATATCCCATAAATTAAAGCTAAGTCGTAAGACTTAGGAACTTTCGGTTCAACCGACACGCTCATTTCTTCTGCCGTTGTTAATTCTAATTTATAAGCCCAAACATCAACGTGATCGGTAGAACTTGGGATAGGAGAAAAGTAAATTTCATTATTAAACTGAGTCCAATATCGGGGAAAACTCCCGGTATAACCTTTATAACCGTGCCATTTTTTATTTTCAACAAACTCAATCCTGTCGGGAGTAGTCCAAGATGGGAATAAATTTCTTATAGCGAAAATGGTATCAGAGAGAATACTATAATTTTCTATCCCGGAAACGAAAGTAATCACGGCGGCTAATTCCACGCATTGATTTTCTCTCATTAATTGGTTCTGAATAAGAGTAGAGGCAAATATTAGTTCTGGGTCTTGAATATCAAGTCCGGCTATTTGTTTTAGCTTTATTTTGCAACTACTTAAAATATTCACCGTTCTGCTCATTATTTACTCAAATTTATTTTTTAGAAACTAATTGAAATATCTGAGAGATTTTCTCACTTCTTTTTTTGATTTTACGAACTAAATTTTTCATCGCTTCAGCTATTGGAAGTTCCGCAACCATAGCGTCAAGTTGATCGTCGGTCAATTGTTCCAAACCTTCTACCGTGTATTCGGGTTTTTCAAGAGGAATTTTTTCAACTTCCGGCTTTACTACTTCGGATAATCCTTCAGGAATTTCCGTTTTCTTCAGTAATTCGTCAAATTGCGATGTCTTTTTGGTTTTAATTTTACCGCGTTTTCTTTCAAATTCTTTCACATCTTCTTCGGTAGTACCAATATCTACCTTTTCAAGCGAAACCGATTCAGCAATTTTCTTGCTTTCTTCATCAGCCGGTTCATATTGTCCGGGTTTTGCTTTCGCGGCAAGAAGGTAATGCTCTAATTGCATCGGATAAGTACCTACAACGCCGTGTCTGTTCGTAAAATTAACTTTGATAATTTGTGACATAAGATTTTACTCCTAAATTTATTAAAAATTAGGCGGGGTTTAATCCGCCTGAACGAATTAAGAAGCGATTGCTCCGTATTTCCATGTACTTGTCCCAGCAGCAGCGGTTTTCATGTAAACTTTTTCTCCCTGTATATCGTAAACGATGGAACCTCTAGGGAAATTGATACATGCAGCGGCAGCAGTTGAAGAAAACGCAGTTGAACTATCGTACCAAGCGATAACTTTCACATTACCGTCTGCGCCGAGAGTCAAAACGTTTTGCATTAATGCAGCGGTAGCGGCGGCAACATTAAACCGATCTTGCCAAGAAGCGCCTTCGCCAACAGCAGCATTGTTATATTTAACACCAGTAGCCATTTTATACCTCGAATTAAAACATGAATAAAAGCGGCACGCCTTTGTGCCGCTGTTAATTAACTATTACAGTGTACTGAGAACATCTTCAGCGTAGTACCAACCGACAATCGAACTCTGATTGGCGTAGAACGAACCAGCGCCATTTCCTAAATAATTATCGTCATCGATAATATCTGTTCTTTGGAAACCAACAATCATGTCAGCAGCATCGCCGAGGAATTGTTCGTAATCAGCTTTTTCCGAAGAGAAAGATAATTCAGAACCATATCCAGCGGAGATACACCCAGCGCCTACAACGATAGCGGGTTTTCTAACGCCTGCATCTCTTGGAGTAGCCATGTAAGTCGGGAGTCCGTAATTAACCGTTCCGTAAGTTGAGTCATAACCGGTATCTCCGGTAATTCTTGCACTTGGAACGTAATCGTCAACGATCAAATAAGCGCCGGCAACCCATGAACCTTCAAGTAATCCAGTCCAAAGAGCGTTTGAATCACCGCGATTTTGCGAGAATTTTACGCTTTCATGGTATTCAGGGTCAGCCATTAACTGCCATGCTAACGCAGGCGGTATGAAGATAACAGGACCTAATCCGCCACCAACATTTATCGGCTGTCCACCATGATAACTGAACAAGTAAACGAGGTTTCTGATTGCTTGCATTGTGAATTTTTGAGTAGGATCACCAACCAAAGTTGCCAAACCAACACCAACAGCGGTTTCGTAAGCTGCGTTAAAAACATTTGAAAATGGAACTTTACCATATCCAGCAACGTAAGTATGCGGATGCGAAGCAAGTGACAAATTTAATCCGTATGACGGATCGGTAATATTGTCGGAATAATTTGCCAAAAGAGCGTGATAAGGGAACATTGCCAATCTTCGACCGAACCAATCCTGAAGATCGCTTGCGCCTCTTTCCATGAGAGCCATTTGGATTTCGGGTTTTCTCAACATTGCTTTTGACATTTTATTGTCTTGGATTTCAACTGCATGACGGACTTGATTAACGGCAACTTTCTTTGTGAAAATTTTCCGTTTTTCTTCATGTCCTCTCAATACCGCTGCACCAACTTTACCGGCGCCAGTTAAAGGGGAGATAACGGGGACGTCCATATAAATTCCGCCTTCGCGTTCAAAGTCTTTCACAATAGTGACAAGATTTTTCGGTGCGGGTAACGTCATTGCGCCCGCGTAAGTCCCGGCTTCTTTATATTTTTTAAGGTTAATGATGTCGGTGAACTTAGCCCATTTACCATAACGCCAAGTCAATTTCTCAATTTTCGTACTTAGCCCGCGTCTGAAAATTTGCATTGCATCAGTGTACATTCCACCCACTACAAGAGTAGCGAAAGAAACGTTCTGAAGCGCGTTCGACGCGTCTAAAACCAAACAAACTAAAGCAACCAGCCCAAAGGTGGCTGCAAACAAGATTCTACGTTTCATTTTAAAAACTCCATGAATATTTTATTTACGTTTTCCTTTTCCTAATACAGAGTTTTTTATTTTCGTTAAAGCTGAGTCAATATCTTCGATTTTGGCTTCATCATTATCAAAAACAGAACTTTCGTCCGAAGGTTTTCTATAACCCATTCCCGGACTCTCTGATAGAGAAGGTTCAATTATTGCGTTCTGTCCTAACTTAAATCCTTCCGCTCTTGCACGTTCTTTAATCTTATCTTCGATCGCTACATCAAAATAATCTTTCAGTTGATTAGTAACCATGAATGGTTTAATCACCGGCGTATTTTTCTGATACCAAGCAATTACGTTTTCGTTCGGTTTACCGTTTGGCTGAAGAATATTATCAAACAAAAATTTGTTGTAATATTTATCATCAAAGGTTAAATCCGGCACCCCAATATCTGCTAACGTCAATCCTTTTGCGTCAAGATAATTCTTGAATAATTGTACGTCGGCTTCAATTTGAGTTTTGGCGCGATCTTCCCAATTTGTTACGATGTCATAATGTCTATCAAATTCTGTATCGATTTTACCTGAAACTTCTTCCAAGTATCTTCCATACTCCAAAATGCCTGTTGGATTTTGAGCCACAAGGTCTCTCTCAAATTCAAGTTTGGCTTCTGGGTCTGATAATCCATTTTCCGGGAAATCGGGATATTTCGTCCGCACTGCTTTTAATAGCATATCACCCTTTTGTTTTTTTGCCATTTCGATATAGTCAGGCGATTCGACTACTTTTTTCTCAGGCTTCCAATCTGGATCAAAAGGTGACTTCAAAGATTTAATATAAATCTGTGAATTAATATAGTTCTTAAATGCGCGTTCAGAGAACTGATCTCCTTTGACACCGTTAAGAATTTGTTTAAAATCTTGCGCCATTTGGTCAAGATTTTGAGCGTCTTTGTTCTTTTCTCTGAACTCATTAACCTTTTGCTGAATAACTTCGTCGGTCACTAAAAGTGGCTTTTCGGTTTTATCCGGCTCTTTTGCTACCGGTTCTTCCGCCGGTTTTTCTTCAGAGACTTCCTGTTGAAGGTTAGGTGCTTCATCAGTGGGTTTTTCCTCGTCAATTTTGGCTTCTTTTGTGATTTTTATATCCTTCAAGAAGATTTTAGACTCTACGTTTTCACTATTTGAACTACTAAGAGTCTTAATTGTGTCAAGGAATTTGTCGTTATCAATGTCGTCCCGCGATAAAATTTCGTCTAACGTAGTTTCATCAAGAGACAATACATCGGTATCGTCATTTATTTCTTCGGTTTTACCCGTGTTTATTTGATCCATAAATTCTCCGCTTATTATAGCTTTGATTGATAAAAATTATTTTTTAATGTAAGCCTGAGGTTTTGTAAAGATTAACTCCACATAACCGGAGGCGATTGCTCCGCCCGTATTGATTAAGTAAATACGATAAGAACCTGCAGTTTTACCAAAAGCAGAAAATGCGCCTATGGTATCAACCTGTGATTGAGGTGCTCCCGCTGCTCGTAGAGTATCTATCGCAACCGCTGTGCCGTTATAGAGTCCTTGCAATCTGATTGAACAGTTAGGCGCTGAGTAAGTGCCAACTGTTTTGATTGCGTAACTTCCTACACCGGAAGCAAAGTAATAATTGTAATCCGGGATTGTGAATGGCAGTGTGGTAATTGCAGTAGTCGAGTCAGTAGTCTGAGTCGATAACGTTACTTTTACCGAGTAAGTACCATTCGCATCATTTTTGTTCCAAGCAGCAACACCTGTCTGAGCGGAAATAAATCCCGCCAATATTGCAACGAATAAAAAAACCTTTTTCATTTTATTTCTCCATGTTAATTAAATAGACTGTTCATAATATTTTCGGAAACTATTGAGTCGGAAAGTTGTTGATTTTCAAGAGTTCCCTTGTGCAATTCGTTCATTTTTTTAAGTAAATCAACTTTAGCATTGTTTTTAGTGAGATCGCGAACCATGTTAGCGTCCTCTTCTTGCTTCTGTTGAGCTGCCTGCGCTTGTTCTACTTTTGCCTGTTGTGCTTTTTTAATGTAAGCGATCATTTTGTGCCTTGTCGACAAACCGGAAACTTCCAAAGCTGTGATTGGATCAACGTAAGACGGGTCAAGTCCTTGTAACCATGTATTAAATTGCATGATTTTTTGACTTTCAACTTCAAGCGCTTTTCTCCCGAGAGGTTGTTTGCTTGTTTTTATCCGAAATCTACCGAACGAAACATCATTCATCAATTTACCCAAGATAGAAACATTTAACTGTAACCATTCTTGGTCGGCATCATCGCCTATTAATGAAATAACCCTTGGCATTGTCAAATAAGTTTGCGCCAATGCAAGATTATTATTCGCTATCATTATCAAAGCATGTTGAGCGTTGTCGTTAATCCATTCCATGAGTATAGAGGCTTGTCCAATCCTTTGCGCGTACAGCGTACCAGATTCCTTAGAGGACTCCTTCCTGCCTTGCACGTTCGGACTTTGACCGGAAATAGTCTCCGTGTCGGCTTTTTCCATAGCAGCTTCTTCAGCTAATCCCATAGGTAATCCCGGAGGAACGTTTGGAATTATCCTACGGTTCGCAAGAGCGCCGTCAGCGACTTTCTTGAGACTTACTATCTCATTGCTCATTAAATCATCCTCATAACCTTTAACGGCTCCCGCTTCGGCAATATAACCGCCTTGGGTGGACTTCATTAAATAAGTCAAGATTGTGTTCCGTCTCAGGTTATAACTTGAAACCGGATCAACGATTGAATCAAGAACAGATTTTGTTTCTAAAATATCGGGGTGAAAATCATAACATAATATTGGGATATATTTAAAATTACCCGATTGGCATTTCTGCATATCATCATAAAGGACTAAATTTAATGCAGGACAAACCGACGTTTGCCAAATCACTTCACGCCATTTTTCTTCAACTTTTGGGTCTTGGAAAGATTGCATTAAGTATGAAAGTTTATCCCTATCATACCAATTCTTTTCGGATGAAGCGTCTTTCATTTTAACTTCATTCGTTATGTCTTGGTTCTTCCCGGTCGTAAGGTCTGTAATCGTCATAATTGGCTGTTGCCTTCGCTCGAACCAATCTACAACCTTGAACCGTCCATCACCGTTGTACCAATCAGAACCGTAATTATATTTCAAATCCCCATCGTTAAAGGAATTGTAACCATGCTTTGCGCCTTGATAATTGAGAGAAGCGTTTAAGAATCTTTCAGCCCAAGTTAAAAGCATACGTTTCATTTTCCCTTTCTTCATAGCACTTTCGCCGACTACGAGCATCGCCTTCTCGTATATTTCGTCTCTCAATGAGTGATCTTTTTTGGCGTAAATATCTATGATCTCAGAAGCCTCATAAAGCCCACTATCGGACATATAACGCATATCTTTGGTATCACGTCGAGTCCAATTTGTGTCAAACTTTAACCTTAAACCGTCATACCATTCTACCGAAACCATGCCTTCGGGGTCTTTTTGATAGGAAAAAGATGTTTTTAACCATCCAATTCTACCAACTACCGACCAAAGAAATGCTTTTGCCAACTCATATTCAATGTCATTGGCTTGGGTAAGAAAGTAATTTGAGAGTTTTTTCTGAAGGTCTGCGGCTTGCTGATCTTGAGGAGTTTCGCCGGAAAAATCTAATCCCGGGATTTGCCCTTTGAAGTTACCTACTATCGATAAAATTATCGGTAAGAATAAGTTCCATTCAAAGTTCGGTCTTTTTTCAAGACTGAGTTTGGCTAAATCTGCATCGGAATAAATATGACCGGCGAGTCGATAAAAATTTTGTAGAATTTCTTTCTGCCATGAATCGAACTTCGCTACAAGCGATAATTCTGCCGTGCCAATTCGAGCAATCGTCTGAGTATCTTCATACTTAGAACGACTCTCCTGCATCGGAGAAGGTTCATAATTCATTTGGAAAGGCATAATTTGAACCAAAATTTTTAATGATGGTTAAATATATGCAGAAAGTTTTTCTAAGTCAATAGGGAATCGGTAATTTTTACCGAGAAAATCAGTAATACTTACCAGTGGTAGATTTTACCGATTAGTTTAAATTAATAGAAATAAATCCAATCGAGGTTGCGGCAATGCAAAAATTGTTGACTATAATAAAATCAAATAAACAAACGGTTATCCCTATCGGCACTTGGAGAATCATGTTTGAGATTTGTGTTGGGAGAAACGTTAGTATGTAAAAACACATCGCAATAATAATTAAGTGATGTAATATTTTGATTGTTCTCATACCCAATCCTCGCCGTTCCAGGTCTTGTTGAAGTTGCGTTTCATAACGTACATTAACAATAGTTGTTCTAACGAATCCCCCGCTTCGTCGTAACCAAATTGGTTTTCAATGCTCCAAAACTTCTTCCCTTTTTTCGTATTGGGATTAAATTTATTCTTCCGGGGATAATCAAGTTTTTTTATCTCAAGGCAATCCTCTATCATCTCTTGCAGTTGGTCTTGGCGGGGAAGCCAAATAAATTTAGTTTTAGGCGGGTTATATGAGAAAAAATCGCCCATTGTATTCAAGAAAATCGTTGGATCAGAATCCCTTAGTTTTGTGTAACCTACCAGTATTTTTACTTGTGGTTGTATTTCTTTTGCCGCCTCACACATTTTGATATAAGTTCTGTCCTTGTAAAATTTCATATTTTCTCCTATGCTGACATTACTGTAAAATCTTTTTTCTTCTTTTTCCCCTTGCCATACTTGTCGAACTGAATCGGTAAAAGTTTTTGCGCCTTGGTGAATGGATAGGGAATCGCCGTTAGTCCATACCTACTGCTGTCGCTCGCGTGATCCGGCACGTTGGGATCGTTCCCGCAGCCTTTTATATCCTCGATATTATTTTCATCTGTCTGCAAAGCTATGATTTCATCAACCCACGATTCACAATATCCGTCAAAGAAGAAGAACATATTGTTTGCAAAATACTGCTTCATTACCCACCATCCGATTACTCTATCGGTAATGGCTTTTTGTAAGTAAAGTCCGTTATCCTGGAAGATATTTGCAAAAGTTAAGTCTGAAGGATTAACCGCGTGCAAATCTTTATGAGCAAAAGCATCTGTTCCTGAAGCAATAATTGTTGGCATCCGTCCTTTTGTGTAAGGGAACTCTTTAATGAGCTTGTAAATCGCTTTCGCATGGCTTTCCGGGTCTTTCCTGCGGACGTAATAAACAAAGAGCAAATAAACTTTCTTTTCGAAATCTCTCGCAAATAGACAAAAAGCACATGGTGAACTCCATCCAGGATCAAGGGAACCGTACAACTCCCATTCATCGGGGATATCAAAGGGTTTGATTTTGCTCTGCCTTGTATCAAACATATCAAAGAAATCTCCACCAAAAGCATCCCAATCGTTATGGAGCAAAGCGCCTTCCATTTTCTTCCCCAACTGCATGATGTTCGCCGCATAACCGGGATCGCTTTCCATCAAAATTCTATTCTCAAATAAAAATCCTGGAATGAACGTTCTCGATTTCGAATTGACAAAACTTGGGTGTGAAGCTGTCACTCTGATGCCTTGTGGGTTATCGTCGGGATCGTTTACGTTTGGATCTGAAATAAAGAAATAAGTCTTTCCGGGTTGAAGTACGCTCCGACCATGTTTGATAAATCTCTTTTTAACCCATATAAGACCTTCACCAGTGGGGTTGGTGGTGGAACGCATACGTTTCCCTACACTTACGCCATTATTCATCACCACGCCTCTTAAACGTGAGAATAAATACAAATACTGTTTGAGTTGGAACTGAGTTAATTCGTCAAATCCAATATACTGATAAGCCGCGCCTTGATGCGCTTCAACATCGCCCAGCTCTTCTAAGTGGCATAAATAAATCTTTGAACCTGAAGGGAAGGTGAAACTCGAACCAGGTTCGCCTTTTCTCTGTAATACGAACTTCGCTCCCAACGATAAGTAATATTCCTTACATTCATCGATTAAGTTTGTTAATCTTGTGGAGGTTCTTCTGAAAAGCACAGCTCTGTATTTTGGGTGCATGTACGCTGCCATCCCAAACTCTTCGTACTGATACTGCATCCCTAAAGCGTCAATTACCAAAGCCCATGAGTTATGAGTAGGGATAAACGATTGAGAAATCAAATACATACCCGAAGGGTTGGCGACCTGAATACATTTCATTGGAACCGGCGGAACCTTCTTAATCGATACCATATAATGCTTATCGTTCGTTTTCCGTCTGTGATTAAGGTTTTGTCTTTCCAACTTTCTCTTTAACTGGAAAGCCGGGAAATCTGGATTGAAACTTATTTGATAATGAAGTTTCTTTTTAACTCCATAAAGTTTCGCCTGTTTGGTCCTTCGGAAAGTTTTAACTCCAAGAGAACAAATAAGTTCGTTAATATCATCTGCAAGTTTTTTATTCAACTGTCCGACGGAAGCGCAACCATCTTTATCAATATGCCCATCTGTGTCCATTATCCCCTGCAATAAAGCGATTCTTTGTTCTTTGGATGATCTAAGATATTTCATGGGGATATGTTTGTTCTGCAATAAAGAAAGTTCTTTCAATTTTACTCTAAGACCTTTGAGCCTATATATCCCAAATTCATTTTCTAAATCTTGCTTCCTAAATTTTACAGATAATATCACTTCGTTACATCTTAGAAGCATTTCGTTAAAATCTTGGGTAAGCATCCCGACCTGTCCGTCTCTTGACATTCCATCACCCAACCACATTCCAAGAACGTAGGGATCAATTTCTAATTCTTGTTCGGGTAATTCTATCGCCGTTGTTATATCAACGGAAAAATTTGTCCTACCTCTTACTTTTTGATTTGTGAATAATTCATAGGTTTGCCTTACTTCTCCGGTTGGCAACTCAAGGTATTCATACTCCCTGTTCTGGTTCATAAGAGTAACGTTTTTTTGTGAACCTTTATTCTTGGGATTTTCTTTTGCCCGACTCTTCCGATTGATTTTTCGTTTCACCCTGTATTCCTCGGAATGTCGTAATTCCTTTTCCCGATCTTTCAAGTCTTTCGTTTTCCATAAGTGCCTGCCATCGCAAGTGATTTTTTCTCCATTGTCAAAAGTAATTTCAAAAGCATCTGGGTTAAAATCTATCTCAGATTCCCATATAACTCTCGTCGGTTTTCCGTCATCAGAAAAAACATAATCCCCTGGGTGAATGTCAATCATAGCCTTATTTCCCAAGGGTGTGGGGATGATGTGATGTACATCACATTCTTTGCCTGGTCCAGCAGCGCCGCCAAATAGCACCTCTGTTTCCGGTCTTGAGAGAAAATCTACCTGCCCTCCGTCCTGGGGACAAATAACATAATGCTGTACCGTTACTTTTTTCGACTGAAGCATTACTTCGGGATTGTCTAAGACCAAATCAAAGGTGTGCATGCTACTCATTTAATCTCCGCCAAAAACTTATCAATGCAATCCTGGAAAAACTGCTTCAAGGTTATTCCCCGCTTCGTCAACTCTCCCTTGAATAAATTCCATTTCTTGATCTCGGTGCTGATGTTATAAATTACGTACATATTAATCCTCAACTCTTTCATAAGTCTTTTCAAAAATGTCGGGTTTACATGGACAAAATTCTCCATTAACTCCTTTAATTATCCAATCGCCAAAACTTGCGTGCATCCAACCATCCAACGTTCTTATCTGTAAACCAAACTCGTCTTTTAAAACTATACTGTTTTGTGCGGGGTGCATCCCTGCATGCGCCCATTCGATAATCTTTAACTCCGTGTAAGATTTTAATTGTATTGCCTCAACCACTATCGGTTTCTTTCTAAACTTGCTCATAAATACTCCTTTTTGTTGCCTACTAACATAACTAATCCTACCTTAATAGTCAAGTCATCTTTTAAGAATATCTTTAATTTGTTTCTCAAGTGAAGCAACTCTCTTTACCTCGGTGGATTTTGTCCGCTGTTTTGTGTCAAATAGCAATTCAGAGTACTCCCGTCTCAACATCTCAAGCCGATGCAGGTTCGCTTTTGAGAAGTAATAAGGATTGGCAAAATATGTCGCGGGTGAAGTTCTCTGCATTAACCCATCGTTACACATTCTCCCTGCCGCAATCTTAAGAGCGTTTTTTGAAATCTTGTAATTGTTACTCAAGATCACAAGTTTCGGCAAGTCCAATACTACCCGGTTCAATCCATCCATTTGTCCTAAGATCACCTGCATAGTCCCTGTCAAACTGATGTTCGCTTTCCCCAACGCAGAGTAAAATGTCAAATAATAATGATAGTGTTTTTTCTTCGGAATATAGTCCGAATCGTCGATTATTTCTCCATCTTCTTTGTTGTAAATCTGTCGCCTTAACTCACTCATTTTTATCTCCTTTCTTGTTACTCAGAGGTGTCTGGAATGACCCCAAAAGTGTCTGGAATGACACTAAAAGTTTCACTTTAGACACCTCAAAAATACGACTTTCGCCCTACTATACCAATACTCAAAACAACTTTTCCGCACTTTTCTTCTGTTAATACTGTTACACTCATTTTCACGGTGTAATTCCATACAGTTTTGGGAAAAATTTCCGCCCAAACTCATGTATAAATTCACCTACTTTTTCATCAACTATCACTACCGGATATTTTAACTCCCGTATAACTACTCTGTGAGAAACGTCACAAGGTGTAATCCTATGGAGGTTTGTATGATATAGGACGGGGGTATTATTTACGCCCCACGAAGTACCGGTACTTGGGGGGACATGGGGGGTGGGGTCTGTTTTTCTCCGGCTTGACATTTCCCGGCGGCATCTTCCTCCGCCATCCCGGACGTGTTGCGCGCGCGTTGTACTGCTGTAGATCGCACAATCTAATCTCTTTTGCATCGTTATTATATGGGAACGGTTCATTCTTACTCTATGCTTAGCTGTATATTATAATGACTTAGCGCAATCGCTTGCGTTATTCTCACGGTAACTCACTTGCCTTGCCTCTCCTTTAAATAACTCTCGATTAATCGTTTAACATCCTCTTCCTCGAAACTTGGCGCGGCAATTGTGTTTTTAAAGGCGGGGATGACAAACGTCTTAATAATCACAAGGTTGTCCTGGTTGAGGTTCTTGCGATTATCCATTATGCCGGTTATCTTCGCAATCAGTTCGGTGGCTTTTGCGGCCGCCATACCGTTAAAGTTATATTTTCCAGTCGGTTTGCCGTGTTTATCCAAGACCTCAACCTGTTGCATCGACCGGACATATATTTCGTTCAGTTTGTTAAGCATTGAATTTTCGCTTATTTCGTACTTTTCCTGGCGTTTGTTATGGATATAGTCTAAGTATTTCTGAATATTAGGAGTTTTTAGCAATTTGCTCCCTGAGACGAAGGCTGCTTTTTCACTGCTTTCGGGATAAATTAGTGAATAACTTTTAACGAGGTTTAATGATTTGATAAACTGTTCGGCAAAAGCTTTATGCTGTGGCTTCATTTTCCGACAAAGTTCTTTAAATTCTTTTTCCGTTTGTTTTTTTTCAGCTGGTGCTTGGATTGTCAGTGCGGAATTTTCGGGAATTTGTTCCGGGCTCGGGTCCGGCGTTTCGGCAAGTTCAGCTCGTTTCAGGTCGGATTTTTTTGGCTTGAGACTTTTCTCGATGCTTTTTACGATATCTTCAGGGCTTTGTGAACGTGGCATTATATGACATCCTTATAAATATTTTGCTAATATAAGATAAGTGGGGGAGATTTCAAAAAACGGCTTCATTTGGGAATGATTTATCTAAACTTAATTCATTTGGTTTGATTTCCGATTTAACACCTCTGTTATGCCATCCCATGCTTCTTGGGGGAATCTATTATGCCAAACACCACCACCATCGTGAGGGGTACACTCAGCGCAAAGTGCTTCTCCGTTCCTTACGTTATCAAAGTATTTTTCATTATGTTCCTTTGTCCAGTACGTCCCACCACAAGCGGTATTATCAACACAACCACATCTATCACAAACAAATAGTGGCATTTTATTTCTTCTCCATTAATTCAAATGCTTTTTTAACTCCAGCGTTAAATGCTTCTTGGCGGGAAGTCCAACCGCGCGGGGTATAACGTATTTCGTTTATTTCATATACCCAAATCGGTTTGTGTACTTTAATCTGTGGACATACCGCGTACCCTTCTCCATCGCAGAAGGAGGTTAATAAACCATTGAGTTCGTAAACCTCAATTATTCTGTTATGTTCATATCCGCCGATTCTCCAATCCATTATATTGAATCCATCCCAATGGTATACGGGTTTTTCGTTTACATATTCTACAAACTTCTCCCAAGTCTTTTTACTTAGTTGCAGCTGGGTTAATAATTCTTTCATTGTTTCTCCTTAAATTTTAATAAATTATAAATTGCATAACAAAAAGTTGCCAAACTGAATCTTGTGAAAAATTTATCGTTGTTATTTTGAAAGGCATAAACAAAAGCAGAAATAGTCCATTGCAAAGCCCACCATAAAAACAAATAAACCGCAAACTTCTTTTCGTCTTTCATTCTCCACCATCCTTATCGGTGGCAAGTTTCTGTTTATCTTGCAAATACTTGATACACTCTTGAAAACCAGCTACAAAAAACGCTTGTTCTCTTGGCGTTAAATCTTTTGACAAACTTACCGCTATTACACCAGCCTCTTCTACACCAGGCAATTCCGTTTGTTCTTCCGCATACTCTTTGGCTATGGTTAGTACGTGTTCTACTGGCACAACCTTTTCCCAACGGCGGCAGTCTTTTGCTTTTGTGTGCCACCTTAACGCTTTTTTGTCTAACTCGGTTAAGGTGTTCTTCTCGATTCTTTCTTCTATACTCATTTTATCTCCTAATTTGTTTCGTTAGAGAAACTTTTCTAAAAAGTCCACCTCTGATTCTTAACGCCAAAGTCTCTTTCCCTTCGCTAAATCTAATTGTTATCGTAACTTGCTTCATTTTCAAAATATTTACTGCGGGTTAGTTGGTAGTTAGGCGGACAAATTTTCCGGTGAAAATACTGCTACCCAAGTAGGGTAATAATCATCGCTATTGTCCGTTCCTACCTCAAATACTGTTTTACCATTCGCTATATTTATCAATTCAAGTGTATCATTCTTACCGTAAGTGTCATCTGCTTTCATCCTTGACAAAACTCTTACCGGCGTAAAAATGTTTTTGACTTGGGTGATACCTTCTTTGATTTCTTTCATTGAAGATCGGTAGCCATCGTCTGGGTCTTCAACTGCTGTATAAACTTGGCCATCTAAAACAAAGTTTACGCATTGGCAATCTTCAAAATTATCTCCCCAAGTTTTTATTTTGTCGTTTTCAAAATCAATTCCTGAAAACATTTTTTCGCCTATCAAATCCTGTAATTCCATATTGCTACTCCTCGTAAAATTTGCCGCCTAACTCGCAATTCTACTCCGAATTACTTATATCGGCGGCGGTTAATATTTTTTTTATTTAATTAAGTTTCTCATAATTCTAAAAATCTTACAATGTCGTAATCGGGTAAATTGCAACTCTGTTATACGTGTTTTTGTTACCGCTTCTTGCTTTCTGCCGGAATCCAATTTTTATTTTTTGCTGTATCCCTTAACAACACTTTGCCATATTGCGAGGCTGTGTCAAGTTTGCCTCGCTTTATAGCGTTGTAAATTGTTTGCCGGGAACAGTTCTTCTCGGTTGCAAACTCAATTATTGTTTTCATCGTCAACATCTTCCCATTGTTTGCTATAACCATTCCAACGATAATTATCACGAGCTTTTTTCTCGCATTCTTTTTTTGTCGGTCCATAATAACTGTAAGAATTGCCATCGGTTACCTTAACTATCTTGCCAGTTTGATAGCTAATTGTTTTGTTCTGAAATGTTACTGTTAATTTTTTCATTTTGTAGCTCCTTTAATGTTTGTTTTTAATCTCACATCAAAGATACAATTTGTTTTACGCAATGTCAAGCATAAAATAAAAATAATTTTACTACGTCGGCAAAAAACGTATAACCAGTTTTTCAAGCAGACCTCAAATAGAGGTTGGCTTTACTCAACTGCAATCATCCAAAATTTGTAAGAACTAATTATTCTAAATTCGTTTCAGCTGCTTAAAAACCACACCGTTAAACGTATTTTTTGCTTTCCTCTTCCAAGAACATAGTTTCTTGTATTGGCGGGTCAGCATGTTGAAGACGTTTCTTTTCAAGTGCCCGAAGTGTAAAAAGATTTCCGAGCTTATAATCGAATCGGACGAAAAGCCGATTTGCGAGAAGTGCCGCGTTGTTTTACTCAAACTACCGAGCGGATTCTCGTTCTTCCAAAAGCTAACTTAACCCACCACAAAAAACATACCACAAATAAATTAAATTATTTTAACTTCTTTGAAAATAGTTCTTGACTTTGAGCCTTATTATGATTATTATTACAACAGAGATTAAGAATAATTAAAAAGGAAACATCATGGAACAATCAGAATTATTACTGGAGTTAGATAATCTAAGGGCAAAGATTGAAACCAACGAAAGACCAATCCCGTTTAGAGAGGCTTGCCGCTATCTCGATTTAGCCCCTTCGTTTGTTTACAAACTCACCCACCGTAAGGAAATCCCGTGTTATAAGCCTTTTGGGAAGAAACTTTACTTTATGAAATCAGAATTAAACGCCTTTATATTACGGAACAAAAAGGGATAAGGAATATCATGGAAAAGAAAAAGGAAAAATATCACTGCTTAAAATGTGATTACAAGTGGAACCCGAAAAGCAAATTCAAAATTGGCATTCCGAAATCTTGCCCTAATTGCAAGAGCTATACATGGAACGTAAAAAGAAAATTAACGGTATAAACAGCTAAACAATAATTAAGGAGAATGAAATGAGGCATGACATTTTGACGGTAACAAAAAACGGTAAAAAGGTTTACCGAGTTAGGTCTTATGACACGGCTTACATACCAGCCATAGAGATCGAGCCAAAAGAGTTCACATCAAAAAAAGAATTATTGAAACACATTTCTAAAACCTTAAACTAAGGAGTACTTATGGAATATGCATTACTCTACGTTGAACAACACGCTATCTCGTTTGTGATAGCAGCGTTTAGCGTTGGATCGTTTGTTGGAATATTTGTCATGGCTATAATGGCAGCATCGGGACGCGCTGATCTTGATGCAGAGATTATGCAACTGCAAGCGGACATTGAGAACCTAAGACGATTAGGCGCAGCAAAGGACGTTGTTGCTCAAAAGTTGAAGGATGATATTGTCGAACTGAAGAAACAAAAACCGTTAAAAACCGGATTTGACTTTAACGGAGCGCGGCAAAAAACTCATATCAAACTTTTCCAAAATAACCCCGAAGAGTTTGAAATATCGAAGCAAGGGGGGTTGATATGAAAAAGTTTAACCAGTACACACCGGACTATGACAGACCTTGCCAAATGTATTCCCAATGTTGCGGAAAGCCTTTGAATGGTGATGATCTCGAAAACGAACGTTGCCCGGACTGTAGGGAATATTGCACGCCGGTAGAGTGGAATGACGCGCCAACACCGGAAAGCGAACAGATTAAACAGCCTTACGAAATAATAAACGGAGTTTTTAACGAGATCAATTTAATTTTTAAGAAAGCATCGTGAACCTTACTTACAACGATATTAACCATGAATACAAACTTGACGGAATGACTATTCCTTCCGTTACCCAAGTGCTTAAAGGCGCGGGTTTGGTTAATCTTGATTTTGTGAACGAACAACTCTTAGAAGAAAAGGCAGACTTAGGCAAGAAAGTTCATCTTACAACAGAGTTATACGATAACGGAACTCTTGACCTGGACGAACTTCACCCAACGTTAAAAGCATACTTAGACCAGTGGATAAAGTTCAGAAAAGATTTCAACTTCATTCCTACAGAAATTGAGTTACAACTCTTCCACAAACTTTATCGATACGCCGGAAGGATTGACAGAGTTGGTTTAGCCCAAGGAGTTTTGACCGAACTTGATATAAAGTCCGGGATGAAATTCAAACATCATGCTATCCAAAACGCCGGATATGAACTTTTATACAACCAAGGCAAAAAGAGGGGAGAACAAGTTAAAAAAAGAATGACAGTTTATTTAAGCACGGACGGTTACAAGGTAGAACCACACAACAACGAAAACGATAAGAACGTTTTCCTTTCAGCCCTCACAATTTCAAATTATTTATTAAGGAGTACAAAATGAGTAACGAAACAATTCAAGAAGTTGAAAAAGAAGCCTTAGAATCAATAGCGAAGGCAAGATCAATTTCAATAACATCACAGGAACAATATGACGAAGCGGCTGTTCTTTTAAAATTGGTGAAAGAGAGACAAAAAAAAGTGAAAGAGTCTTTCGATCCGATAGTTGATAAAGCACACAAAGCACACAAAGAAGCCGTTGCACAAAGGGACAAACTTCTCAACCCATTATTAAACGCTGAAAAAGATTACAAACGTTTGATGATTAATTATGACAACCAAAAAAAAGCCGAAGCAAGGGCAGAACAAGACCGATTGCAAAAACTTGCAGATGCAGAAGCGGCAAAACAAAAAAAGATTCTTGACGAAAAGATTGCAAGAGCAGAGGCAAGCGGCAAATTAGAAAAAGTCGAAGCATTCCAAGCGCAGAAAGAAACGATCATTCCGATTCAAGCTCCGGTAATTGCGGCACGAATCAACAATCCTTCCGGTGTAAGTTATAGAGATAACTGGACGGCGGAAGTAATTGACATCAACTTAGTTCCCCGTGAATACATGATCGTAAACATTCAAGCCTTAAACGGCATTGCAAAAAGCACAAAAGGTACAATTCAGATCCCCGGCGTAAAATTCAATTGTGAAAAAATATTAGCGAGCAGAGGTTAATCATGTCAGACGAAGTGATGAAACAAAACCAAGAGTTACAAAACTATTCCCCCATCGGTTTGATTTCGCAAGCGCTTGCACAAAACGCAACGATTGAAACCTTAGAACGTTTAATGGATTTGCAGGAACGTTGGGAAGCAAGGCAAGCGAAAAAAGCCTTTGACGAAGCTATGTCATTGTTCCAAAGCAAATGCCCGATTATCAAAAAAATGAAAAAAGGTTCAAAAACGAATACCGGAATCGTCGCCTTTATGTACGCTCCGATTGAGGATATAGTTGCCCAAACAAAAGATTTAATCGCTGAATGTGGTTTTAGTTATTTAATCAAAACCCCAACGATCACGAAAAACGACGTTACTGTAACTTGCGAAGTGAGGCATCAATTAGGACACTCTGAAATAGGGACAATAACGATGCCTATGCTAACAAAAACAGGTATTATGTCAGACGCGCAAGTCGTTTCCGGTACATCTACCTTTGCTAAAAGAAATGTTTTCTGTAACTCTTTCGGGATTATGACACAAGAAAAAGATAACGATGGAATAGTTGAGAAAGCCGAACCCAAAAAAGAAACGATCCCCGCACCGGCGCAAATAAATCGTAAGAATGAAATTGAGAAATGCACAACGACAAAACAGTTAAACGAACTTTGGAAAAGATTCTCAACAAAAGAACAAGAAGATTATAAAATTTCTTTCACGGCAAAGAAAGAAAAGTTGCAGCCTAAGAAAGTTGATATGACTAATCCGTTAGGCGTGTAACTTGAAACTCTTTCTAACAAATACTCCGATGGGATTGAAGCCCGTATATGACGAAGATTACGAAGAAAAGAAAAAGCTGAAACTAAACGAGACTTACGAAGTGAATATAACTTTAGCCCGTAATCTTCGGTTTCATAGAAAGTTTTTTGCACTTATCGGGATTGGTTTTAACAACTCAAAGAGAGTTACAGCATCGGAGGAGTTGGCGAAAACAGATGATAAAATTATTCCTCTTACAAAAAAATCTTATCGAGCGTTGGTTATTATGAAATCCGGTTACGTTGATATGATTAACACCGGAAGGGGAATAATGGTTTTGCCTAAAAGTATAGCCTTCGAGAACATGGACGAAGAAACTTTTCGTGATCTTTATTCAAAGGCGTTAGACTTCATCATTGAGGACACAGAAGCAGACCGGGAACTATTTGAAAAAGAACTATCAACATTCATATAAAGGAAACACAACATGGCATTTTCATTGAACAGAATCGAAATAATAGGATCGCTTGGCAAAGATGCCGAAACGAGAACAACGAGTACAGACCTTTCAATTACTTCCTTCTCCGTTGCAACAGAGAACGGCTACAAGGATAAAAACGGAGAATGGCAAAATACTACCACATGGCACAATGTAACGGCGTTTAAGGTCCCGGACTTCGTTAAAAGCGCACTTAAAAAAGGTGCTAAGGTTTATGTTGAAGGACGGTTGGAGGTTCAAGATTACGAAGATAAAGACGGAAACAAAAAAAGATCGGTCAAAATTATTGCTTCGCAAATTATCCCACTTGATCGAAGAGAGAGGGGCGAACAACAGGAGCAGCAACAGAGCGAACCGGGCGCAGGGATGAACCCGCCGGGAATGACAAAACAAGAAGAAGAGGACTTGCCATTCTAAAGGGTTGTTAAAATGATAAGGCACATAACGATGTGGCTGCTAAACCGCAACGGACATAAAAATATTAACTAAAATTTAGAGGTAAAAATATGTTACAGAAAATTAAAAATTTTTTCACAAAAAAGTTGTCGGATTTGAGCCGCTTGTTATACGGAAACCGGCGGGAGTAGAAATGAAAACGTTCTTAACAAAAACAGAAAAGGGAGTGCTAATTGAAGCGCTCCCTTCCGATGGAGTTTCTAAATTGAAAATCGGTGAAACTTACGAGGTGGAAATTAAACTTGCCCGTAACTATTTATTCCATAAAAAGTTTTTCGCACTGGTTAAACTTGGAAGCATAAACACAAAGTTAGAATTACCCTTTGATGTTTATCGAAAAGTAATGATAATGAAAGCGGGATATTTTAAGGCATACAACACTGGAAAAGGAATATATTACGAAGCAGATTCAATCGCATTTGACCAAATGACGGAGGAGAAATTCCAAGAGGTTTACAGCCGCGTACTTGATAAAATAATTGAGGATATTGGGGCAGATAAAGAACTATTTGAAAAAGAACTATCAACATTTATTTA